TTTTGCTCGAATTTATTTGAAATATTTGAGCATATTGCACGGGCCAGTGATGATAGAAATAAAGATGCTGTCATCGCCGCCCTTCAAGAGGCGCTCAAGGAAAGCGAGGGGAAGTGATGGTATGAACGGCCTCTCTCTATTTTCTGGGGCGGCTATTGGCGAAGTCGTATTTAAACAAAGAATACCTAATTACAGGACGGTAGGATATGTCGAAATTGACAGGTATTGTCGCTCAATTATCAGGGCAAGAATACGAGACGGGATTCTCAATGACGCGCCCATCTTCGATGACATTCGGACATTCAACACCAGATACGCAAGACGATATGCTGGCAAGGTGGATTTCATCTCTGGGGGATTTCCCTGCCAGCCCTTCTCTGTCGCTGGAAAACGGCAGGGGGCCGACGATGAGCGAAATATGTGGCCGGAAACCGTCAAATCTATTGGCATCATACGACCGCGATTCGCATTCATGGAAAATGTCCCAGATATCCTTACTCACGAATACATTAGACAAATTTTCGGAGACCTGGCCGAAATCGGGTATGATTGTGAATGGGATATTATACCAGCAGCCTTCGTTGGTGCCCCATACATGGGATGGCGATTGTTTATGCTGGCTAAGCCGGCCAACAGCGTCAATGACGGTTCCATCGGAACAAACAAGGGAAAGCAATCGTTTGCCATCACCAGCGGAAACAACGGGACAATTTTATCTAAGATGTGGAAATCTGATTCCTACTCCAGGTGGCAATCAACAACTTCCGGAAATTGGGAGCAGTTCAATTATGGCTCCTCAATATGCAGAGTGGCTCATGGGGTGGCCTATCGGGTGGACAGACTTAAAGCCCTTGGAAATGGATGGGTTCCGCAAGTGGTTGACGCAATTTTGCAAGTAGGGGAGTGATGGTATGAATATGCCCTTGACAATATCCATAAAAGAATATTATATTGGGGATGCAAACAGCTCTTTTCCAAAGTTAATTTCGGCCACTGCCGGATCGGGACAACCTTCCTGCTGTTTGCGGTTGTTTCGTGAAGGCGTGGCCGGAGGATTTTAAGATGGCCGGATACGCGAAAATCTGGACGAGTATTTGGAATGATAAATGGTATAAATCTCTGTCGTGTTTGCAACGTGGTTTATGGCTTCAGTTGATAGCGTATGCCAAGTTTGCAGGCGATACTGGCGCGATAAATCAGCGAAATTTCGCCGAGTTGTCCGGAATATTCGGCTTAGATGACTCTACGACGGCGAAAAATCTCCGAAAATTCGCCGAGGTCGGAAAAATCACTCTTGAAACTGACGAATATGGAATCACCATAAAAATAGCCAATTATGAAGAATACCAAAGACTTATAAAGCCAGAAGAAGTCAGGGTGCGCGCGAAAAGTCCGCGAAAAATCCCGGAAAAATCGCCCTTAACAGAACAGAACCAGACAGAACCAGACAGAACAGAACAGAATATAAGAGAAGATATGTCGCCAGATAAATCTGGCTCCCCACGATTGCAAAAATTCTATCAAGCCGTAATTCAAATTGATTATTCAAAATATAAAGACCTGGGACTTTCCAAAGTAGATTATGATTTTGAAATCAAAAAGATGGCTGGCTGGATCGAAGCGAATCCCCGAAAGGGAAATAAATCAAATTACGGCCGGTTTATTCATAACTGGCTGATACGGAGAATTGAAGATGGAAAACAATCAAAGCGTGGTGGCCGAGAAGTTGACACCTTCCCCGATTGAAATTAATGTCCGGGAATATTACTGGCCGAAGGTTGAAAAAATTCTTGGCCCTCGGCACATAATGGCTTCCATTGAAGAGGTTGATAAAAGGATACGTCCTGAAATTCAGACCATAGTAAATAATTTTTATACGGACAATCAAAAGGGTGCTTATATCATGGGGAATATTGGATCGGGGAAGTCGTCTGTTTTATCAATACTATTCAAGGCAGCTATTGAACATAAATTTAGGCGCGTAGTGGATTGGTTACGTGAAAACGGGAGGGAACATGTAGCCCATTATAATGCGCCAAGTATAGAAATGGATTTTAAATTGATATATATAACCCACTCGGAACTCATTCGTGAAATACGGGGGCATATAAAAGAACACGATGAATCTTCAATGATTCCATATAGGCTGGCCAACGCCGATATTATTTTTATTGATGATTTTGGGAGGGCTTACGACGATAAGGCTGGCTGGAATGTGTCAATTCAGGATGAGTTCTTCGATTGGCGATGGGTAAATAAAAAGCATTTGTTTATAACGAGCAATTACCGGCCGGACACGATCAGAGAATGGGAGGGATATGGTCGTATTATCAGCCGGATTACTGACCCCGGGTACGCTGATATTATTCAGGTTCCGGGTGGAGATAGACGGAAATAGCCCACCGCCCCATTATGGACGGTGCAGAGAAGGGAGAAAATAATGGAACTTAAACCATGCCCGTTTTGCGGGGGAACAACTTGAATCCGACCTCGCCGCCCTTCGCAAGCGGCTCGAAGAGGCGAGGGAGATAATTATTGATATTCCCTCTTCACGACGTATTTAAAGATACATATTAAATTTAATGTTCGGTTGGTGTTCTAACGACCACAATAAAAATGACGCGGTCGGTATTGCACTATATGGCGCGTTGAATTGGTGCGCCGAAAAATTAAAATTGTGAAAGGATAATTTATCATGAGTTTAAAATCAGTTTATCGCAATAATGCCATTATGATTCAACATTTCGCCGAAATGTTGGCCGAAATGTTGAAAGAAGCATGCGACGCCGCCGAACGTGAATCGCATCATATCACAAAATATTTTGACGCCGATTTTGCCGCCCGCGATACGTTTATGCGTGCAGTTCATTACATGGAAAATTGTTTTGATCGACAAATCGCGTTATTACGTAATTTGTCGAACGAAATGCGGGAAAAAAGCGAGGCGAATTCATGGACATATTTAAAAAATTCAAAAAATGAGGCTTTTAATGAAAAATAACGAAGCGAATCAAGCGACAATTACAATCGTCGACCCCGTTTTGGCACGTCAAACGGGCAACGTTCAAAAAATAATTGCGCCCGTCGATGAATATTTGGTCATGACGTTGACGCACGAAGAAAATGAAGCGCCGACAGGCGAATCGATCGTGCAATGTTCGCCCGAAACGTTCGAGCATTATATCGCATCGATTATACGTCAGCGTTCGCGATTCATTTATCACATATTGCGCGGGATAAAACTCGCCCTGGCCGACGAAGAATTTTCGCTGAATTCCCTTATGATGGCCATGATGTTGAACATCGACGATGTAATTAAGCAACGCATAATCATTGAACTTGTCGACGACATGGAAAAGCGAAAAAATAACAATCAAAACGTCGCGAAAGAATGCGACGACTCATGGAGGCACTCATGATGAGCAACAAAAAAATGCAAAGCAAAACGAATCCGAATCCGAAAGCTAAACCGACTGAAAAAACTTCGGCGATTGAATCGACAAAAGACGATAAGCCGACGTCGTTACAATATTCGCTTATGATGGCCATGATGTTGAACATCGACGATGATGTAATTAAGCAACGCATAATCAGTGAACTTGTCGACGACATGGAAAAGCGAAAAAATAACAATCAAATCAACTAACATAATCATAACACGTTATAGCCAAAATAGGTAAAGCAACGGGCGCGGGGATTTTCCCCGCCCCGCTTTTTTTATTGACATAATTTTAAATCGGGCGTTTCTTTTGCACGTAATTGACAAAGCGATTTTAAAATCAAATCACGGAGGCGTTTCATGGACAATCAAAATGAAATCAGAGCGACATTGTCGGAATTGACCGATCTCATCGGCGATTATAACGACGATGGGAAAGTCGATTTAAACGACATTCTGAAAGTCATCGACGATGTCGAACGTGCCAATCTTCGCGGAGCACTTTGGTAAAAGTCGAAATTATACTCATCGAATTGCTTCGCGAAAAAATTTACAATCGCAATGAGAATGTCGCGCGCGATCCGGTAAAGGTCGATCCGGAGTTGGACGATGCAGGCCAAAAACCGACAGCGTAAAAATAAATCCGATCAATCTGCATCGGTATATCCTATGAAAGAAGTCCGGAGCAAATTCGTTCCGGACTTTGATATTGATAAGCTGATTCCATACGATAAGAATCCGCGAATCAACGACCCGGCCGTCGCCGAAGTCGTCAAATCAATTTTAAAATTCGGCTTTCGCGATCCGATTGAAATCACCGAAGATTTTGTCATCGTGGCAGGACATACGCGATATAAAGCGGCTAACGAAATTGGAATTTCGCACGTGCCCGTTGTCATTCATAAATTCAAGACAGTGCAAGAGTTTATCGGCTATAATATAGCCAACAATCAAACGGCATCTATAGCGCGATGGGATATGAGACTTCTCGGTGACAAAATAGAATTTTTAACGGAGCATAAAATCGAATGTCGACCGGTAACATCATAAAAAAAGCTCAACAATAAATGTTCGCAATTCTGGCGGCATGATAACGGCTGGCCCACGTGCAACTATATCATTCGAATATGTCGGGCCGATAGCTGATAAAAATGACGCTCAAAAATTAATCATGTAAGAGATTGATTATGACTGAAGAAAAAAAAATACCGGATAACAATAACAAAGTGAAACCCGCCGAAGCCGAAGCCATGTTCAAATATTGGTGCCAAGTGCAGAATCTTCGTGCCGTGGCTGAAAAATTTCATCGTCAATATTCGACCGTGCATCGAACCAAAAAGCGCTGGAATTGGGATTCACGATTCACCGAAATTAAAACGAAAGTGCAAAAGGAAAGCGAAAAACAGGCAGAGCAAGCAATACTACAAAATATCGACTACGTCAGGGCGTTGAAAAATAAAGTATTGAAACAGCTTCTTGCAACCGACAAATCGGGTAATCAAAAGCCAATAAAAGCCGATATCGGTGATGCAATCAAATTAATGCAATACGAAGATGAACTAACAGGATTAAGACCGCATGATAACGACATCATCAAACTCATCGTTGAACTTAAAGAACAAGGTCGCCAGGGCGAGCTTGCCGACGACTTTGATACCGTCCTTAATGCGATTAGACAAGAAAGTAGCCACTGAAGCATTTAACGCGTGGCTTCTAATTCGTCATCATCGCAATACGCTCGGTCATCGTTGCACGTTCAATAAACGTAAATGGCTTGTGCCGATATATCTCGATAAATCTAAAGAAATAATCGTCATGAAAAGCGTGCAGTGCGGTCTTTCGACGTATGCGCATGTGCGCATAATGAGTGAAGTTATTAAAGGTCACATGGTCATTATGGCATTTCCGAATGACGCTGATCGAAATGAATTCGTGCAGACTGTTTTCGATCCGATTGTCAAACGCGTGCCGCTTTACAATGCGGGCGCGGGGAAAACTGACAGCGTCGGCATAAAGAAATTTTTCAACGGTGGTATTAAATTCGTATCGTCGAATCGTGAAACGGCTTTTTTCTCGACTGCGGCGCAATGCGTCATCGTCGATGAAGTGGATAAATGCAACCTAAAAAATCTCGAATTCACTAAAGACAGGACCTCGGCCACGAAAATATTGATTGACGACGAACCGCTTCACATTCGATTGGGCAATCCGACTATAACGGGCGTCGGCATTCATGCTCTATACATGAATAGTGATCAAAAAGTTTATATGTTCAAATGCGCGCATTGTAACGAATGGCAGCCGCTTGATTGGTTTACGAACGTGATTACTCAAGTCGGTTATCGCGAATATGAACTTCTGGACAAAGAATGGGATTACGACAGTAAACGAGATATTCGATTGTTATGCTCAAAATGTAAACGCGAGATTGACCGCAAAAATGACGTGCAACAATGGGTATCAAAATTGAATTATAAGGGCGTGTCCGGTTACCATGTCAGTCAATTATTTACTAATCAATTTAGCATACGTGAATTATACGACGATTTTATGGCTGCACTTGGCGACCACACAAAGATGCAAGTATTTTATAATTCAAAATTAGGATTGCCATATTCTGGTAGTGATGTTAAAATCGATCGTCAAGACGTGCTTAATTGCGCGGATGATTATTTCATGCCGCAAAGTTCATCGGCTTCGTGCGCCGGCGTTGACGTGGGCAACGTGTTCAACGTCGCAATCGACGAATTGCCCGATGGCGTTCGACGACGTGCCGTATTTCGCGGCAAAGTAAACGATTGGGACGAATTGAAAAATCTATTTTTGCGATTCAATGTCAGACATGCCGTCATCGATTCTCGCCCGGAGATGCACGAAGCTCGTAAATTCGCAAGAGAATTTAAACAGTTTCATATTTACTTGTGCGAATATGTGAACGTCGACCGCGTATCGACGGGCATATATAACGAAACAGAACGATTTGAACCCGGCGATCGCGGCGTGCCGACGCGATACGTGCAGGTCAATCGAACTGAAGCATGCGATTCAATGGTTGCGTCGATTCGTCAGGGAATTGTGATTTATCCAAAAAATATATTGACGATTGACAATGAAGATTGGATTGCGCAAATGGAAGCTCCAACCCGAATTCTCGAAGAAACGAACAGCGGCAAACGTTACATTTGGACTGAGAACGGAGCCGACGACCATTACTTTCATGCCGAAGTATATAGTCACCTGGCTTGCACGATGAAACGCTTTAAATTCAACAGCTTATCTATAACGGCACTCGATTGAGGAAATAAATTTAACTTGACAAAATTCAACTTTAATATTATAACGCGGAAAAGGTGGTAGCGATTAAGTGCAAAATGATAATAACAAAAAGCCCGGTTTAATTAGAACCATAACGAATTCACTCGTCAGTGGCATTCATGAATGGTCAGAATCTAAAATCAAAGGAAATCGTATTACTCCATCGCTCAATTTGACGGATCGAACTTCGATGGGCGCGGCTCATCCGAGTAATTTTGTCAGTGAAATGGACGCGCGAATGGTCGATTCGAATTTGACGACCGCCATTGCACGATTGAGCGAAGCGATTATTCGCGTGCCGCTGCGACTGTATGAAATTCGAATGAACGATGGCAAAGAAGAAAAAATCCCCGCGTTTGATCATCCGGCTGCACTTATTTGGGAACGTCCCATGCCGGAAGATTCTAAATTGACGACATCGGATTTAAAAGTCGCGTGGGTTGAATCGTTAATTGCGAACGGCAATGCATATAATGCTATCGAGGGCGTGCAAGAACCTCAAGAAATTTGGCCGATTCCACCCGATCACATGTACGTCAGCCATGACAATCGCGGACTTATAACGAAATATACTTATCGACTCGGCGGTGAAGAAACAAATTTTGCTCCCCGCGAAGTAATTCATATACGAATTTTCAGCATAACGAATCTTAAATATGGGCGCAGTCGCAATGCATCGTTAATAAATGAAATACTCGGCTCGTATTATGCTAAATTACTCAACGTTAATTTTTTCAAGAACGGTGCAGTGCCGCCCGGCGTATTATGTCCCAAGCGTGAACTCGACAAAGAAGATCATAAAAAATTAAAAGCCGAATGGAACGAACTTCATCGCGGCGTGGAAAACGCATTCAAAGTCGGGCTCATGCCGCTCGATGTCGATTATAAAAGCATCATGCAAGCCGTGACGGATATATCGTTCAAAGAATATCTCGAATTTAATCGCGAAGTCATGAATGGCGTCCACGGTCTGCCGCCGATATATGCCGGCATATTGAAATGGGCGAATTTCGCAAATTCACGAGTGCAAAAAGAAATGATGTGGACGATTGCCGTATTGCCATTGTTGATTATTATCGCGAACGCATTGAATCATCAATTACTTTGGACATGGTACGATCAGGAGCGTCGCTATCGTTATGAATTCGACACGTCAGGCATCGAAGAACTGCAGGGCGATCAATATGAACGTGCAAAAAAAGATCGATTGAATGTCGGCTATATTTATACTGCAAATGAAATTCGTAAAGAACATGGTTTGATCGACCACCCGGACGGCGATGTGCTCGTTACGCCCGGCGGTGCAATGATGACGAGAATTAATGAATCTGCGATGACGAATGACAAACCGACAGAAGAAGAACTCGACGACAAGCCGAAACCGCGACCGAAACCGAAACCGGAAAAGTCATATTCTTTTGATACGTTCATCGATTTTAAAGTATTGACCGACGAAGCCAATGAAATTGCACGCTTGAAATCATGGCATAATTCACACGATCGACTTCTCATTATGGCCGAAAACGGCATGAAAACGCACATGCAACAATATTTCAGATCGCAAGCATACCGTGTCATGAAACGTTATCGCGATTATACGCAAGGCATGAAAACGCCATTATTCTTTCTTGCGAAAGCGACCGATTATAGCGACGATGCAAAATTGATTTTTAATGTCGACGTGGAAAATCGTTTATTGAAAGACGGCGTTTCGAAATATTATCAATCAATCATGAAAAAATCGGGCGATCGTTCCATCAGAGCGAGTCATAACATCGCGGCATCGTTCAACGTTTACGATCCGTCAGTGTTAACCGAACTCGATAAACTCGTGCAACAGCTTGATTATGTCAACGCGAACACGTGGCAGAAAATCAAGGATATTATCGCGGCCGGATATACTGACGGGCTCAACGTGCAAACCATCGGCGCACAAATACGAGATTTATTTTATGACATGGAAAAAAGTCGTTCAGAATTGATTGCGCGAACCGAAATGAATGGCGTTGTAAATGCCGGAGCGAATGAAGCGTATATTCAAGCTGACGTTGAAAAAGTGCAATGGCTCGCGTTTCTCGATTCAAAGACGCGCGTCGACCATTCGCACGTGCATCTTGAAACCGTCAACGTGAAAGCCGGAGAATTATTTCAAGTCGGCAATGATTTAATGCGTTATCCGGGCGATCCCGACGCGTCAATCGGTAATCGCGCAAATTGTCGTTGCACTACAATCGCAATAATAGAGGATTGAAAACAATGAACATCGAAGAACAAATCAAAGTGATTCTCGGAAATGTCGACACGACAACGACCAACGTGCAAGAATGGGCATGGTGGACTGACGACGACAATTATAAAAAACATGATTATACTCGTTGGGCGCTCGGTGACGGCACGCGTTCGAAATATCGCGACAATATCAAAGCGGGCGAAGAAATACTTTTCAAGCGTGCAATGCCGTTCGAAATAAAGAGTTTCGACGAATCGAATCGCGTATTGACGATCGAGGGCATGGCATCTACCGATGATTGGGATCGTGACGATGAAAGAATTCTCGCGAAAGCGTTTTTGAATACACTATCCGAATTCATGGAAAATGCAGTCCTTTTGCTCAATCATGACTGGCGCGCATTGCCCATCGGTCAAGTCATCGAAGCAAGAGTCACCGAAAAAGGGTTATGGGTGAAATGTGAAATCGTGCTCGATTTGCCAATGGGTAGTGCAGCCGCGATATTAATAAAGCGTGGCATATTGAAAACGTTTTCAATCGGTTTTCGCGTCGTCAAATGGGAAAAGGACGAAGATAGCAATCGTCGCGTCATTACCGAATTAAAACTTTACGAAGTGTCAGTCGTGAACGTTCCGGCGAATCGTTTCGCAACATTCGGAATAAGTAAAGAAGCGAATAAGACTGCACTATCCGATGAACCGCTTCAGGAACTTGTAATTAAATCATTTAATTTAATAAACAACAATTACGAATCTATCTCTGGCGATCGTCATGCAGACGGTCGAAAATCGAAAGGAGTCAGAAAAAAAATGGCTGACATGAACATTACGGAGATCGAGAAAACCGTCGAAAATTTTCTCGCACAGCGTCAGCAAACCTATTTTGACGCACTCGACAAGGTCAAGTCAGACATGCAACGTCTGAATTCGAGCATGACATCGCGCGCTCAAATGGAAAAGTTTTTCAGCGATCGCATCGAGGATGTCAAAAAAGGACTGGCGAGCGAAGATGATTTAAAAGCCGCCATGAGCAACATGAAAAGCGATCTTGACAAAATCAACGATCAAATCCTCAAAGCGAATCTCGGCATCGGCGTCAAAAAAACGCGATTCATTTTCAAGGACATCCGCGACGAAATGGAGCTCGGCGTGAATGACGATGAGGGCGTGCCGCTTCGCGATAACGCTTTAAAAGCGTACAAACTTTTCCAAGCTCCGGTCGACTACGATAAGAGCGAAGAAGGCAAACTCTTGCTTCTGGCGCGAAATCTACACGATGCAGTCTATCTATCGCACGTTTATCTATCAAAGCGCGCGGGCGGTTATTCCGGATTGCGCTCATTGAAGAGTTTTCGTCATCTGATGGACATCGTGCAAGTTCTCGACAGGGACTTCGCGAAAGCGCTTTCGACGGGTGCCACGGCACTCGGCACTGAATGGGTTCCGACTCTGATGTCGGCACAAATGGACGATCTCTATCGCCTAGAACCCGCACTCGATTCGTATATCCCGACATGGCAAATGCCGTCGAAAATCGCCGAATATCCGATCAAAAGTACGGGTGCAACGTGTTATATCGCGTCTGAACCCGCATCGAACAATCCGGACGAAATCAAGAAGTCAGAATTCGCGACGGGCAAAATCACGTTCACCGCGCACGACTTCGCCGTGGCCATTGCCGTTTCGCGCGATTTGATCGAAGACTCGATCGTCGCAATCGTGCCGCAAATTCGCGAAGAACTGGTTTGGGCGTTGAAGGAAGGCTTCGAAGATGCAATCATCAATGGCGATCTGACTTCGACGCACATGGACAACGACACGACCGCGAGCGATGACGTTCGCAAAATCTGTAATGGTTTGCGTTCGATCGCCAAAGACGATTCAAAGGAATTCGACACGCAATCGACGAGTGCCGGCGTCGGTGATGGAACGACAGCGTATCATGAAAAAGACCTCATGTATTTGTTGCAACTTAATGGCATCATGGCGATTCGCCCGGATGAAGGCATGTTCGTCACTGGCTCGAAAGGCTATTTTCTAACGATGATGCTGACGAGCGTAACCGACTTTTCGAAGTGGGGCATGGCGACGACATACGCAACTGGTGCATTGCCCACGTTTCTAGGGCGTCCGATTTACGTGTCGGGCAAAGTGCGGGAAGATCTGGACACGACCGGAGTTTATACCGGATCGAATGCAACGCACACGCACATTTTGCATTTCAATCGTCGTCGTGGCGTGAAAATCGGCGAACGTCGCGGAATTCTGGTCGACTACGAATTCAACGCGAGAACTCAACAGTGGACATTTGTCGGCACTATGCGCCGCGATTTTCAGAAGATGACCGCGTCGACGCGTTACCCGGTGTCGAACGGATATAATATCGACTAATTTGTCGTGCAATCTGGCACACCGTCGTTGGAGGCTGGTTTTACGGTGTGCCTTGATTGCACTATAAGGAGAATAATAAAATGACCATGACACAATCAACTGGTTCGGGCGGCTGTATAAAGATGAACGTGCTCGCCGGAACAACCGCAAACACGAATATCGCGGTGGCGGGGATCGCCACCGAAGACATAATTGTCGGATGCTTGCACTTTACAACCGCCGCCTCGATCTCGACAGTCGCCGACGTGACTTCGACAGTCAGCATTACGTCGGCGGGCAACATTCAAACCAGCGACGATTATTCATCGGATGCACTCGTGCTCTTTTGGATTGATCGAAGCGCATAATCGTAGAGGTGATTTTATGTTGTTACCCAAAAACTTTCGCGTCCGATTTAAAGCGGACGAACATTTTTTTTGTTATCACGACTTGAACGAAGATGATAATGGCGAAATGAAGGACTTCGGCTATCATCTCGACGCAAAAGGTCGTAAATTGCCGCAATGCATGGAAAAAAACGTCGATGCAATTCTGGCGCGTCATTTATTGAAAACGTTCCCGAATCATTTCGAACTCGTCAAAGGCACGATGGCGAAAGTCGAAGATGAAGCGACGAAGTTCGAAGTGGCTACATTAGAGCAAAACGCTCCCGGCGCGGGTAATTTGCTCAGTGCAGCGCAGGAACAAATCAATCGACTGACGGCAGCCGAACAGGATTCAATCAAGAAAATTGCGGCACTCGAAAAAGCGATGGCAGATCAAAAGAAACAACACGAATCGGAAATCGCTGCCATCATGAAAAAGATCGACGAACCGCAAAAATAGAGGTAATGCAATATGGCTCTGGATTCAACGATTGCACTTATCAGCGTTGACGAAGCAAAGGTGCTTCTCAATATCAATTCGAGTTTAGACGAAAATGCGAAAGCTCGAATTGAAATGCTTATAAATTTGAGTTCAGGGCTCATTGCGTCACGTACTGGCAGAAAATTTATTACGCCCGCAAATGCGATCACGGAATATTTTTTCGGTCATAATACATGCGAGCATTATCTTGATAATAAGCCGATTGTGGGCACGCCGACATCGCTTCAGTATCATTCGTCGGGGACGACATGGTACGATACGAGTGCAAGGTGGTCGTATAAAAGCGATGTCGGCTTAATTTATTTCACTGACGGATCAACGTTTCATTCATTATCTAACGACGAGGGCGCTGGTAATTGGCGCATAACTTATAGTTACGGTTATGCGGTGGCAAGCGTCCCATCAGAACTTAAAATATTGTGCGCCGATATAGTGCAAATATTGAAAACTCGTTTCGAAAAAAATCTGGCTCATATTAAAAGTCAGGCATTTGAAACGCATTCGACCGTTTATGCGTGGAAGCTCATTCCCGACGATATGCGCGATTTGATCATGTCGTATAAAGGAAGGACTTTCGTATAATGAAACTTTACGTTACAATGCCGAATTTTAAGATCGAAAAAATGGTCGTGGCGCGTTTCATAAGTGCATTCCCGAATGAAGTAAAAAAAGTATTGAAACGCGCGGGGCTTCTTATTGTTGCACATGCAAAATCACAAAAGTTATCCGGGCAAGTGTTGGGCGTTCGAAGTGGAACGCTTCGTCGTTCAGTCGCGGCAGTGCTTGTGAAATCGACCAGATCACCGCGCGAAACGATCGATTCGGTCGCAGTCGGGACAAAAGTTTGGTATGGTGCAAAGTGGGAAAAAGAAGGGCGCGCGTGGTTGCGTCCGGCGTTCGACGAAAAACGACAAGAAGCGTTCAACATAATAAAAACGGGAATTCGCAATACAATGCGAGGCATACCGAATGTCAGTTAAAAACGACATACTTGATAATCTCGCGACGCTTTTAAAAACAGTGCAAAGGGGCGCGACGTATAATACCGACATTAATAACGTGTTTAGATACGTGCCGACACGCGAAAACGCAACGGCCACGCCGTCAATATGTTTATTACAAGAACGCGACGACATTGTGGCGCGAGATTCGAAAAGCGGATATAATTTGCACGATATGAAATTATCGCTTGCGTTTTATATCGTATATGATGCCGCGCGAGTCGATGAAATTTTGAACGATGCGATCGCCGATGTTTATAAAGTGCTTCATGCAACGACGAGTCATTCTGGTAGTGCGATTCATGCCCAATGCGTTCGTTTGCGAATCAGCGACGAAGATAAATATTTCAACAGCCCCGAAACGAACGAAGCCGCCGTTCGCATGTCCATAAACATTATTTATTATCAAGCGAGGACCTAATGGCGACATATTACGGCACTTCAACAAATACGTTCGACGGTTTGCGCGACAGCGTTAAAACGCACCTCGACACGCTCATAAGTGCAATGAAGACTGGTTTTACGCCGACAATCAATTACGCTTATAATTATCATTCGTACGTTCCAATTATATTGAATGGCGTATCGATTGGCATTGATTCCGTTGATAATGCTCAAGAATATGGGCTATCTGGCGGATCGTTACACTATTACGAAATAAGATTATCGTTGCGCGTTCATGTCGGATACGTGGGGGATGTCGTCGATCAACAAACCGTAATGCAGTTAATTCAATCACTTGACAATTATTTCAATACGCATAAAGAATTGAATTCATCGCCGCGATATATATTGACTGGCACGCTTTCGATAAGCCCGAATCTCGTGTTCAATGAATCTTATACAATCGGTGGCGAAATAATATTCGCGGTTAAAATATCGGTAACGCATGATCAAGTATAAGGAATAATATCATGGCCGAAATCAAATTAAAAAAACTCGTGATTGGGCAACCGATGCCGCATCGTGCAATCGTACTCGGGTTAAATCCCGATGAATGGCACAAATTCAAAAAAGGCGAAGTCGTCACCGTAGATGATAAACATCTTGAATCGATGCAAAAGCTCGATTATGTCGAAATCGTTTTCGAAAAAAAAAGCTCGACGACAAAAGTAAATTTTAAAAATGAGGTTTAAGTATGGGCGCTCCACTGGTATTATCTGATTATCTCGTCGGTCGTGCAGAGCAAACGACGTTTGGAACTGGCGCGGCCGATGCGACCGCAGCCGAAAAGCTCGCGGTCGACATTGAATTTCCCGAAATCGGCGTGAATTGGCGCAAGACGACGGGAAATTCAGCCGCACGATATGCCGATATACTCGACATCATCGTCAACAATTACGGCTTATTGCCGCGATTCACTTTGTCCGGCGTTGCACGAATGAAAGATATTGATCAGCATCTTTATTCGTGGTTTCAAAACGTCGTTGAAGGCGACGGGCCTTTATTCACAAAGACGTTTACCATGGCTGCGATGCAACCGGATTTTGCCGCGAATGCCGGACAATTTGTCACTTATTGGTTTAAATCTCCGACAGCATCAACGTCGTTGAAATTGATCGATTGCGTATGTGCAAATCTGACGATCACATGCGATCCTGGCAATATCATGACATTCAGCGCCGAATATGTCAGTCGTGGAGCCGTCGACATCGATGCAAATCCGAGCGGAACGTGGACGGGAATTCCGGTCAACGTTTTCGATTATCATAAACAGTGCAAATATACCGCCAATATCGCCGGCGGTGGCGCAAATACGCTCGGTTTGGCGGGCGGGTGGAGTTTAAACTTCACTCAAGACGTGACGGGTTACGGGCAAAACGGGACCGGCGGGCATGAGGGCTACGTGCTCAACAATCGCGTTATTACGTTCACGACAAAAGGACTTATCGGGACAGTCGAACAATCGCTTCGCGTTGCACTTCAGGCCGGCAGTTATGTCGACATGGTCATCGGTTGGGACGGTGACGGCGACGATGACGCGGCCAAAGACGCAATCGGTGATTTTGTTTTCGAATTTCAAATGATGCAACAAAAGCAAAAATTGACCAGCGACGTGCCGATAGGAAACGAAATAACCGGAGAAATTATCGGCACGCAATCATCGTCTAAAGCACCCATAACGGTAACGTTGTTGACTGGTGCTGATCGAAATTGGTAATTTTGAAAGGGCGTTCGGATGAGAATTACGAAACTGAATCAAAAAAACGAACTTGTTATCGATGGCATTAAATTCATCGTGACTGCATTATCGTTCAACGAACGCGTTGAATGGGAAGCAATCGTCGCGAAATCGGGCATTCTTGACATCAGCGATCTCGATAAAAAAACGCAAAGCGAATTTTCCGCGTGGTTACAACGCGTCGACAGACATAAATCGGAAATGAGTGATTTAATTGCACGTCACATATTGAGCGTCGACGTTGATCGCGATATTTATAATCCCGACGTCAACACGATGAATGAATTTTTGGGCGGCATCGATCATGCAAGTTATTGGAACATCGCAACGCTGATTTATAAAAATTCGAAGTTGAGCGATGTAGAGATAAAAAACTAATATTGGCGGTGCAATTCAATCTTCTGACGTCACGAGGGGAACAGTCCGAAAGATATGATTGCACCGCCTGTAATTGCGAGAAGCATAAATGCTTTAAAGTCAAAAACGAAATAAATGCACGATCGTTGAACTTGCCGCAAGTTACGATCACAAAGGAAAATTGGTATGATCTTGTCGTGGCATTCGAAAAACATTCCGGACAAAAAACGATACCGATTTTTCCGTTTATTCTCTATAACGTTTGTCCGCGACCGATTATCACTGATCAATCAAACTTACTCGTGCAGACATTTATCATGCTTGACGGATATGGTTCATTGTCTTATTTCGATCTCGATGATTATCCGGCGCGTTATGCTGACGCGGTCGCGATTATTCGCGATGCCATTGCATCATATAAAAAACATTTTAAAATCGAGTAATTATGCCATACTACGATGAAGCACAAATTGTATTGACGCTTCGCGATCTCGCGACGAATGGAATGCGAAACGTCAAAAACGAATTGAAAAGTCTCGTCGGCGCTTATGTCGGTTTTAAAGCGGTTGAAACCATTTTATATGATTCAATCAAAATTAATGCCGAATATGAAGCGAGCATAAAGAGCATCAAGAGCGTTGCCGAAACGACCGGGCGCGATAGTGCAGCCGTTTTTGAAATGATGGAAAAACAGTTAAACGGCATGGCCGATAAAAGTTCCGTTGCGGCGGCTACATTGCGCGGACTGACGACGACGCTTACCGTAGAACAAATCGGAAATCTCAATATGGCAATTCGCGACGCGTCGGCAGCGATGGGCGAAAATGCGAACGTGCAAATTCCGATGATTATCAAAGGCATTAAACAATTAAATCCGGCGATTCTCGATAATATTGGCGTGAACGTTCGACTTGACGAAATCAATAAACGCATTCGCGACGGTTATTATGGCGTTGGAAAAGAAATAAACGAAACGACGCAACAACATGCCATTTATACCGAAATCATGAAGCAAACGGCAAAATATCAGGGACTTGAAGCCGATCTCATGGACACGACAAAAGGTCGCGCGATTGCACTGGAAGCAAATATAAAGAATTTGCAAATCGCATTCGGCGGGTTATTTAGTCCGGCTGCATCATCGGGGTTAAATATACTGACCGAAGGTATAAAAGGATTAACAAGCGCCATCGAAGTCATGCAACGAATTATCGATGGGCCACCGCAAGAACGTATCGAAGAAATCGGCGATCAATCAAAAATAGCTGCCGAAAAAATCGATACGTTAACCGATTCATTTAAAAATGGCAAAATTGCCATAAGTGAATATCAAAAAGGAATAGAGACTGCATTACATGACGCGGTCGTCAAAAGCGGTGGGAATATTAGCGAATTGATTGATACAATCGTAAATGGCGCTGACGACATAAATCATGCAGTTCGGACAATGACGCAATATTACCGCAATGGGTTAATGACGATCCAAGAATATAACGCGGGATATGACAAATTAATCGAAAAATTTGACGGTGCAAAGGTATATGCGCACAATCTCGACGAGGTGTTGGCGCGATTGCATGATACGATGAATCAGCCAAATAACGAATATTTGAAAGGCATGATTGATTATAATGACATCGCAAATTCTATAATTGAAAATGTTAAATATCAACATGAGGCGATGAACATTTTAAATGAAGCCTATTTAAAAGGCATGTTTTCAGTCGATTCATATAGCAAAGCAATCGGCATTTTGAATGATGCATATAAGAAAAACGCTGATTCGTTGGATAGTGTAAACGAAAGCATGAAAGATTTTTTGAATCAAGACACCAGCGGATTGAAATTTATAAGTGATAATATCGCTGATCTCGTCAGTGGCGGATTTATCGTCGGAGCAGAAAAAGGCAGCAAAGAATTGACCGACGCATTAAATAGGGCAGCACGTTCTGCCGAAATTGAAAGCGAATATCAGCGTCTACGCGAAATATATCAAGTGCATCTCGATATTGAACAGGACATGCGCGAGCAAGAAGCAGAAGAATATTTGGAATGGTTGCGTGAACACGATCAAACCGATCAGGAAATGGCGCAAGAACATGCAGACAATTTATTTTATATCACGCACGAGCGTCTTGAAAATGAAAAAAAGGCGCATGACAAAGCGCAAAAAGAATATAAAGCACGTTTCGATCAAATGCATCGCACCATGACGCGATACACCGATATACTTGTCGACCAAATGATGCAAGGGCGGATTGAATTGTCGACGGTATTCAAATCGATGGCTCGCGACTTTACGATTTATTTTATAAATCAAGTGCTCGATCAGATTAAAATATATCTTATTCCTAAATTGTTGAGTTTACTTTCCATATTTGATAAGCCCGCGAATGATAGATTCGCGGCAATGCAAGGTAAACACTTTATGGGGTTTTTTATCAGTGGCATTGACGAACGTGCTCGCGAAAGTAATTTGGGCAACATGATTGGTTCTTATTTCAGCCCGAATGCATCATTAATGAATAATGAATCATCGGTATCGCGATCATCGCTTGACAGTGGACGCACGATAAATATTAATTTTTACGGTCCCGTCACTGACAGAGAATTCGTGCGAAGCGGCATCGTGCCGATTATAGAAGAAATCGGCAACGAGGGATATACGACAATCGTTACCGAAGAACGTTTCAGAACGGGAGAATCCGATGGCGTCATCTATTAAACTATATACGTTGTCCGATTTAATGGATGTCATTAAAATTACGTCAGTCACGCCGGCAGCCGCGTCGAATTACGCTAAAGAATTAATGCTTGACAATAATCCCGATACATATTACAAAGCGGCAAATCATTCGAGCGCATTCGACGTATTAATCGATCTCGGTAGTGCAAAAATCGTTCAGTCATTCGCGATATGGTATCGTAATCATTTATCGTTGTCGCGCGTGTCGATTGGTTATTTTTATTATTCTGACAATGGCACGGATTGGACGGTCGATTCATTTATGATCCCGCAATTTGGTGAATCAGCGTATGCGAATTATCCTTGTCGTTTATATGATGTAACGACTGCGACGGCGCATCGTTATTGGCGATATACGCATAGTGATGCCGCTCCCGTCGATATACAAATATCAGGAATATGGTTTCTCAAAAAGCACGACATCGGACAGGGAAGTCAATATCCCGAAAACGATCGCGTTGAATATTTCAATCGCACGCATAAGGCTGCGGGCGGGCGTCGTCTTATAAGTGCAATAAATAAAAATGCGCAAACGGTTCGACCGAGAAAATTCTTATTCGGACTCGACACGAATTTCAATCAATTATTAAATGCGTTTCAAGAATCATGCGGATCGCGATGGCCGATATTTTATCGCGACAGCGAATCGCCCACGTATGGTGCAAAAATGTGCCAATTAACTCAAGACGCGTTCGAAAAAGCGATTCAATCATATAAGATATATGAACCGTCGATCACGCTTGAGGAATTTGTATATAACGATCCAACGTATGGTTATTAAATTATGCCATTGACGAAATCAGACATATTCACGGCAAATTATCAGCGCAGCGGTGCAATCAATAATTGCATCGTGCGCATTGATATTGGGTCGACTGTTTATGCGTTCAGCGAAAGCGAAATGCAAATCGGCGATCAGCATATATATCCATTTTTCATTTCGCATTCCGGAGTCAACGAAGAATTCGACGTGTTTACAAAAAGATGGACCGTTCCCGACATAACGGTCAAATTGGCAAACGTTAAATATCGTCGCGATTCAAGCACTGGATTAATGGTCCCGCTTATTAACGATTTACACAATGCAGTCGGAAGCACGGCTTATATATATATCATGGCGGGGCAAAACGTGTCAGCATTCAGCGACATGCTTGCCATATTCGAGGGATTCGTAATTGAATCGCCCGAATATAACGAATATGAAATTCGTATAAAGTTCGGTGCAAAATGGAAAGAAGTCGAACGCGAACTTCCCTACGACATGATAATCGATTCGTATAGTGGAGCTCCGAAAGATTCGCAAGTCAAAAAGATTCCGATTGTTTATGGCAAATTTACTTGGGCGGGCGATGATACGAGCGAAATAGATCGAAGCGGCAACGGGCTCGCGGTGGGTTATAAAATCAACGACAATGCAGTGCCGAAATATATATTTGCGAATCATATTTGTAATGCGTTCACGAATTTATTTATATTTCCCGATGGAGCAACCGATCCATGCCCATATAAAGATTCAATAACAAGCGACATTGGGCCGACATCAATCGTTCTTGACACTGACGATTCAGGACATACGACTGGCGTCGGAACTCCGGTAGTGCAAGTTTACGGCTATGCGAGCGGAGAAAATGGCGACGCGCAATATTCCGAATATAATGAAAGCGTTGAAAACGTGTCGAATATATGGAACAGAGATGAATCGACATATTGCAGCGTCAAAGATCATTACGACGACAACACTGCAATTCGCGGTCGCGTATGTTTATCGTACGACTCATTTATTCATGATATTATCATGAGGGCGTTGGAAGATAGTGATATATTATACGGCGCATATATACAAGGAAAGTTTCGAAATTTTCTCGACACTGGCGTCGTCAAAAGAGCATTATGGGGAGTCGGTTTTGGAATATGGAATTTCACTGGCGCAGGAAGTTATGAATCCAGCCCCGACTTAAAGACGTGGGTATCATATTTTAAAACATGGATTATGGTTGAATTTACAAATGCAAATAGTGCATTGGCCGATGGCACGGTTGACAATTACACAACCGGGCGCATTTATTCGCTTCGTGCAAAATTAGAATATAAACCCGGCGAAATGCCCGACGTTGCTTATGGTGCAATCGAAGGGCGCGTATATGGTTCGTGGATTAATTCACGCTCTTCGAATTACGAGTCAGGTGATGTCATCGAAGATCCGTCTGGAATAATCGAATCAATATTGCGCGATATATGCGGTTTAAGTTCAACGTATATTGATACGACTTCTTTCACTGCATGTGAAAGTCCCACTATTAAATCGCGAATCAATTTTCACGATGATAATATTATGACAGTGTTCGATGCAATTCAACAATTATCGGAGCAATCTTTATTCGCATTCATATTTCATTCATCGGGAAAAGCCGCGTTGATCAAATTAACTACGGCCGGCAGCACGAGTCGAATAATCAATTATTCGTGGTTAAAAGAAAATACTTTGAAGCTGCATAAATCGTCGCATTTAATAAATAAAATTCGATTGTGGTCGCGATGGCACGAAGAACTTGGCGAATATATAGACTTCGCAACGGTGGAAAATACTACGTCGCAAACTAATTATGGGCGAACAAATACTTATAATGCACGATGGCCGAATATAAACGGCCCGGTTGCGACGCTCGTTGCAAATCATTACGTTAGAAAAGCGGACGGCGGTTCAACCGATGACGATGGATTATGGGCTTCGCAACATATTATCATTAAATTTGAAACGGTCGGGATAATCAATGTTGATTTACAAATCGGCGATTGGATTGAATGCGATGCAGAATCGTTCGACTCGCGTTTGCTTTGTTATGGCATGTCATGGAGCGGACTTAAATTTCTCGTGACGAGCATAAAAAAGGATTTAACATCAACGAAAATAGAAGCAATTAAATTGTTTTAAGGTAGTGCAACATGAATGACGAAGAAAAAACGATGTTGATCGAAACGCACACAACCGTTCTCGACATGAAAAAGACATTAGATAAAATGAACGGTTCGATTGTATCGCAAGTGCAAGCGTTCAACGACTGCCGCAATTCACACGATAAAATCATTACGAAGATTGAAACGCGCGTCGATAACAACGAAAAAGACATTTCAAATCGAGCACATATTAGGGCGCTCGAAGATATAAAAAAAACGGTCGACGAAAAGCCCGGATTGGGCAAAATCATATTATCAATGCTCGCCATCATGGTCCCGATTATTGGGCTCATGTCAGCGATATTAATTGAACTCGCAAAGAAAGGAACGCCATGAATATTTCGAATCCGCGCATGATGCAAATATTGGCCATTTGTATATTTGCGCTTATCGTGTTCGCATTATTCGTTAAATGCGATGACGCGTCAAGTGAGGCGATCGAAAAAACTTTCACGTTGACATGGACGGCAGTCGGCGATGACGGACTGGTGGGGATAGCCGATCATTATGATTTGAGATATTCGACTGAAGCAATTACAGAATCGAATTGGAATGAAGCGACGCAGATTTTGAACGTGCCAGTTCCGCACGTGGCCGGCACGCCCGAATCGTGCATCGTTACAATTATGGCGGTTGAAAATATTTATTATTATTTTGCGATCAAAGCGGTCGATGAAATGGGAAACGCGGGAATCGTTTCGAATATTGTCGAAATTAGATGGATCGACAAAATCGCTCCGGGACAAATTACCGATTTAGGCGCTCATGAATGACCGAAATCGCAAAAAACGGCTCAAATATCCCACAAGAACACATGAATTTCGAAAATATCTTAATATGGCGGGGCGATCTCGATCATCGGGCTATCAATACATAGGGGGGGGGCGCGATCATCGCGCCACGGGGCTCTAAATGCGAATATTACGAATATAATATTAAGGCGTTTATGAATCAAAAAAGCGAAAAAATCAGACTCATCGAAAAAATCGACAAAGTCGCCGAATTGATTAATCAAAATGAATTCGCGAAAGCGTATCGACTTTGGTCGGGCGGCTGTTCGTATTGCACGCGTTATTATGAACATATTTTAAACGTCGAAAATAAATGCGATCGATGCCCGGTCAAAACATCGCTCAACGTCGAATGTTTTAATCATGTCGATTTTATTAAATTGAAAGAATGCCTTTTATATCGCGATAAAAATAATATCGACAATGCAATTATGCGCGTTCGTCAACACATAGAAAGGTTGCCCGATTAATGGCGACGCAAAATATATATGTCGATGCAGATGCGACGCCCAATGGGTGGACTCCGAATTCTGGTTCAAATGCGCATTATACATACGTAGACAACGACAGCACGTCGGAATATCTTTTGACGCAAGATGTCGACATGGCCGAATCCTTTGGGACTGATTATAATAATCAAGTCGGCAGCGGTGATACAATTAACAACGTCACAGTTTACGTTAAAGCAAAGAAATTAGGCGGTGGTACGCATCAAATTAAAATAACTATTCGTAATGCATCGAGTGCCGTTACTTATAGTGCATCAAAAACATTGACCACATCTTGGGCGACGTATTCAAATTCATTCACTTCTAAGCCGGGCGGTGGGACTTGGAGCGAAAGTGATCTCGATACGCTTGAAATCGGATTTGAATCTATCACAACAGAAAAAGGCTATGGATGTCAAGCCGCATATATATATGCAATCATAAATTATACGCCAACGTCGGCGACTGAATTAACGACACGTTTGGGCATGATTCTCACTGGGCGAAAAACAGTCGCGGCTCGTATTGCGAACAGCGTCATGCGTCGTCAAACGAGTAAAGCTCGTCTTGCCCATAATGCAATAACTGCAGTACGAAGCACGACGCGACTGGCCAATGCGTTAGCTTTTGAAGGCGTTTCGTCGATATTAATTTATCGACCGCAAGATGATGACGTTGTCGGCGGCTTTACGGCCGTTCCAAGTGGCGATCTTTATGAACAGCTCGACGAAGAAAGCGCAGACGGAGACACGACGCGCATATATAAAACGAATCCATCTATCGGCGATTATTTCGCCGTCAAAGTGACCGACAGTTATACTATACCGAACGACGCTGCCGTGCGTATCAGATTCACTGCACGATGGGACACTGCGAACGTCGACGTAAAACCGTTTCTTCGAAAAGCTTCAACAAATTATTACGGTGATGCAGTCGATATTACGTCGTCTTATGTTGAGTTTTCTTATAAATGGTCAAATACTCCGTGGGGCGGTTCATGGGGAAATATTAATGCGTTTTCGTTTGGGCTCGAAGTCACTTCCGGAAGTCCCGTTAATCAATTACGCGTAACGCAAATATATCTTGAAATATGGTTACCGATTACAAATACGATAAGAATTCCTCATGCAATTTCACGTATTGCGACCGCGAAATATAGAATCAACATGATTGCACCATTGAAAGAATGGACGACGCCTACATGGTGGGATGAAGATTATACAAAGCGTCGCGAGATAAGCATGGGCACAAGTCATTCTGCATTATCATCCGGCGATCAAATATCGTTTGAATTACAAACGGGCTTCGAGGAAAGATTATCAAGTCAAAACGGCGTCATGAATGAATCCATACAACATAACGGATCGCAGATCGTCGAATATGGTGATTATATCGTCGTTGCATGGCTCGCGCAAACGACAGCGACGGGCGTTTATAGCATAAGAGCGCAACGATATAATCGCGTTACTGGCGTATGGTCTGACGAAGTCACGGTAAGTGCAACGACGACATATAGCGACACGCACTATTATCCGACGTTGCTTGTCGATGGTAGTGGATATTTACATGTTTTTTATGGCGCACATGACAGCGATCTTAAATATAGACGCTCGGTCAATACGATTAATCATGCAAATAATTTATCTTTCGGGAGTGAAATAAGCGTCACCGCTGGCGATGATGTGACTTATCCGCGCCCGATTATGGATTCATCGGGAAATTTATATGTCTTTTGTCGTCGCATTCAAGACGGTGCTCGCAAGCAATGGGTATATTTCAAATCGACAAGCGGCGGCGCAGAATGGGGATCGGCTCAAGTCGTCGTCGAATATAATGACTACGTGGCCGCGCCATCTATGTATTGCGGCGGTTGCGTTTATCAAAATGGTAGAGTGCATCTCGCATTGACGTTTTGGGATTATTACGGTTCATTGAATCGCGGTCGTGCAATCGTTTATATTTGGTCAAGCGATTTTTCGTCATGGTATTATGCTGATGGAACGGCTGCATGCACTACCAACAGCGCACCGCTTGATTATAACGATGTCGACAACGCAAATCAATTCACGATTAAATCGCCGAATTGGGGCGTCAGTGGCCCATATTATCACACGAATACGGAAGCATTGGCGGTCGATCCATATAATCGCGTTTATTTCACTTATCAAGGTTGGAATGATTATATCGGTGAGAAGTGCAATCTATATTTGGCGATATGGGATGGCACGTCGTGGACAAATACAAATTTAAGCGGGTTAACTGACGCTCCTCAAATGTTCCGATATAGACAAGGCGGGCAATTATATTGGGACAACACTGTATTATATATTTATTCATTTGTACTGCCCGAAACTGAAACGGAAGAATATCATGGCGGCGAGCTTTATTGTTGGCGCGGCACTCAAAACGGCACGAACTGGTCGCATTATTATTTGACGAAAAACACTTCGTATGGTGCAGGCATGATCAGTGCAATGAAAAGCGTTTCTTCTTATGGGCGTTATTTATTTTATGCACGAGCGCGCGAATTGTTTATATTTCTCGATAACACTTATCCATATATAAGAAACGACGGCAACGACGTGCGCATTGTGCGTCATGATGTTTTCGGCGGCACTCAAGAATATGACCGATTGCCGGATAGATTCAATGCGCTTGATACGCTTATAACTTTTAAAATCGACAAAGGCATTCCGACTAATTTCGACAATCATGCGTATTATAGATGGTTTGTCTATTATTCGAAATATAATGCAAGCGATGCTCCGCATGATGTCAATGATGTTTTCACTCTTTACGATTCATTTGAATCGTTAAGCGCCGGCGCTTATCTCGACACGTCGGATGATTGGTCGGGAACGGCAAATGTATTTCGAGTTCTTGCATGGTGGTCGATGAATATATGGGCGAACGCGCACACAAATAAACTTTATGCGGGTTCAAAATTTCTATATTGCATGTCAAATCAAGCGGGAAATTATAATCAAAGAAACATTGACATTGACAGTCATTACGTGCAAATTCAAATGTGGCGCGAGGGTTCAGGCAATGCGTCGATAGCACTTTATAACAGTTCGACCGGATATGAATTTCGTGTCGGACTCGGTAGTGCAAATTACAGATATAAATTTCATTCAAGCAATTGGTATTATCCGGGCGTCAGTTCTTCGCGTACCGGGCGATATTATAAAATATTAATTCGAATTAATTCAAATGGCGTGTCCGCATGGGGTCAAGACGGCGATGTCATCGTGCTTGACAGTCCATATATGACGAGTGCAAATGCGATAAGAATATATTGCGACGAATCTTCGATGTCAATGTGTATCGACGAATTGAAAATATGGAAATGGCATTCTGACGATCCCGAACCGACGCTCGAAGATGCAGAGGGCGAGGACACTCCGGCGACAACGCGATTCGCGCATATTGCCGACATGCGTTATCATCGTTCGACGAGAATCGGACATCTTGCAAAAGTAAAAAAATTTGAATCGCTCCGTATTGCTCATAACATCGCGGGGAATAAGACAAGCGTGCAACGTTTGAGTGAATTCGCTCATTTGAGCAAAACGGATAAGGCTCGATTGCCACAATTAATTGTCGGCGACAAAGAAGAAGTAACGCGTTTGGCACATAGTGCAGCCACCGCCAAATTTGACAGCGTTCGCATTGCGAATATATCGCGTCTTGAAGCGACGGCCGTCGCACGTATCATGCAAAATATATCCGGTGACAAGCACGCCGTCGCACGTTTGGCGCATTACATAGAGCCCGAAATAACGGCACTCGTTAGATTAGCGATGATCAGTAATTTGAACAAGACACAATTCAGCAGAATCATGAATTCGCTCGGACTCGATGCCGTTGATACTGAACGAATCGCAAATATTATCGCCGGAAATAAAGTCGTCGCAATCAGAATGGCACATGATGCATCCAGTGCCAAATTTGACAGTGCTCGATTAATGCAATATTTACAGCTTGAAAAAACAACCGTCGCGCGCATAATGAATTTAATTGTCGGCGACAAATATAAAAGCACTCGATTCGCTCATGATGTAATTGTCGAAGCGACGGCATTATCAAAAATTGCGATGACGCTCGATGGCGACAAAACATTGACGACGCGCATGATGCACGATCTTGAATTAGACGACGAGGATATAGAGCGCATTGCCCACGATATGAATTGCGATAAAGTCAGCATCATAAGACTCATGAATATATGCGTTCTCGAAGATACCGATATTGCACGATTATCTCATGAAGTCAATCTGGCTTATGAACGCGTAATTCGAATCGTTCACATGCTTGCCGTCGATAAAGTGGCGACGTTAAGAATGGCGATGGAAGCACCAGTCACACCATACGGCATTGAACGAATTGCGAATATAGTGCAAGTCGAAGATACCGAATGGTTACGCATAATGCATGATGTCGTTCCTGACAAAGAAGTCGTTCGGCGTTTGGCTCAATATTTACAAAGCGATAAGCATTTAACCGCGCGAATTGCACATATTACGAATTTGCGAACGACCGATAGCGAACGGATCGCGCATCGCATTATGACTGATAAAACGCTTGGCGTCAGAATCGGTCATGATGTCGATGTTGACAAGGAAGTCATCGGTCGTTTGGCTCATATAGCACGATTGCAAGCGGAATATATTATTCGATTGGGTTCATGGTGTAGTTTAAAAGCCACTGGCGTATTGCGACTCGCGTCGTTGTTGAATCTAGACAAATTCAATTCTGCACGTCTGGCGCATTCGCTCGACTTTGTCGGCGATGTTGAAATTCGTCTGGCGCATTTGGTCGATACAAATAAAATCGTATCGATACGATTGCCGCAATACGTTTCATTATTATCATCGATCACGACACGAATCGCCATGAGCGTCGACGCTGACAAAGAATTAATTGCACGTTTAAATCATGTCATGAATTTGGAAAGCGTATTGACGACCAGAATATCGGAAATCGTTGAACTCGAAAAAGTAATGCAATATAGAATGATGCACGAACTCGATCTCGAATATGCGACAACGGCGCGATTGGCTCATTTGTTAAATGTAATCGTTACTTCGTATAATCGCATTGCACATAAAGCGCCGTTCTATTATCTCGCTCTTGTCGGCGTTCAATATTTGAATTACAACGTCGACGTTTATCAATGCGATGACGTTGGAATAAAAGTATTTGACATTTGCGATTATAATATAAATACTTATGTCGTGGAAAATAAAAATTTGGTGACGTATCAAATAACTGATTATGACATTAAACTCGCGGCAGCGAACGATGCAAATTTATTTTAAGGAGGTTTAAAATGGCTGTTCCTTGTAAAGCGACGGGTTATGGCAATAACTCGGTTGCACGCAACGTTTTCGGTTTTAAAATCGGAGCGAGCGATGCACTATCAAGCCTCATAAAATATGAGTGCTATGATAACGATCAGACATTCCCGGCCGTCGATACGGTCATGACGACAAGCAATGACATATTCGTTGGCACGAGCGGCAATTCGAACAAATCAATGATTTGTCTTGTCGACACGTCGAACGCGGCGCCAACGTCGGCATGGAAGCCGGCAAGTGCAACGGCGGGCGAAGCGAATCCGAATCGCATGAAAGGTCAAACCAATTACGTGGAGCAAGACGGTTCCGTGCTCAGTAATGATGGTCGTGCAACGTTCAACATGGTGATCGAAATTCCGAGCGATGCAACGACCGCGATGGCAATGGGGTTCGATCTTTTGGTGCGATATACTTATACGCAATCGTCAGCCCCGACAGTTTCATTTCAAATAAACGAGGGCACTGAAGGAACCCCGACGTGGACGACGCTAACGCCGGGCACGCATGGCATTAAGCATTGTCGTTCGGGTTCATCTTCGAGCGATTGTTATGCCAACATTCCTGAAAGCTCGACCGAAGATACTGCCGAAGCTTGGGCGTTGACGGCTTAAAACATTTTTACACTACGAGGCGTTTATGTTTATTTTAACAATGATCGATGGTTCTCAAATCGTAGAGGGCGTCGACGGAATCAATGCATGGGATGACGTGCCGCGAGATAAAAAAATCGCGGCCGTCACTCTATCTGCGGGCGGTCAATTAACGCGCATGATAAGCGGATATGAAAAATATTCGGTTCATTATGAAGCCGTGGCACCATTGACCGCAATCGTTTGCGATAAAATGAACGACATCGATATTTCACAAAATCAAGAACCGATTGTCACCGCGCAGATGGTTGTTGCACTACGTAATTATTCGCAATGGCGCGGGCATACGCAAGGCATCGCGCATACATTAGACACCGAGCTTGGCGAATATGTCGCAAAAATCGAATCGCGTGCCGTGAAAGTCGCATTGGAACGCGAACGCAAAATGCTCAAAAAAAGAGCCGACAATGCAATTATAAAATATAACAACATGGAAATTGCCATATTACGATTGAGCTTCGCGATGAGTTACCATAATCGTCGTGACGTGAAAATTCCTGACGTTATATGGCGCGATGGCATCATAGACGAAAGCATTGTCGCGAACGACGACAAAATAAAAAATGCACTATTAGCATGAGATAGGAATAATGCTATGGCAAAAACATGCGCGACAGAAGTAAACGAAGGCTCGACGGCGTGGCTATATTATACGCTGAAAGATCAAAACGGGATTGCCGTCAGCGTATCGAATATTGGCACTGCCACTTTGTCTTTGTACGATCGCGATAGCGGCGACGTTATTAATTCGCGAAGTTCGGTCAACGTGAAATCATGTTATAATTCGAGCGGACATTTTGAATTCAAATTGACTCCGGCAGATAACGTCATAAAAAACGCGAACGTTGGCCCACATGAGATTCATTATGCCGTAATCGTGACGACGATCGTGCAGGGTGGCGAAACGGACACGCACGTCGAAACGTTCATAATCAAAGTATTGAATCAAAAATACACGAGTTAAATTTTATGACACAAACCGATCTTGTTATATGGTACGCGACGAAGTTCATCGGCATGCCGTATCATTGGACTGGTGACGATCCCGTCAGCGGTTTTGATTGTTCCGGCTTATTTTCCGAACTATGTCGTGCATTCAAAATGATTGGGACGAAATCACGATATAATGCAGCCGGATTATATAGTCGTTTTCGTCATGGTCATTCCACAAACGATCAAAATTACGGCGAAAAAAATTATTGTAATCGCGGGTTCGGAGTATTTTGGGAATCGGATAAAGGAATTATTGAACACGTCGAACTCGCAATCAATGATCAATATGCTATCGGGGCGTTCGGCGGGGATAAGGACACCGACAATCTCGAAGATGCAATCGAGAAAAATGCTTTTGTTGGAGTGCGCCCGATTCATCGATGGCGAACGGGCAAATTACACTTTGTGAAAATATTCAATGACGACGTAGAGGTGGTCAAAGAACCATTAACAATCTGAAAGGAGTAATTCAATGTCATTATTGAGTACGGCTTTTAGTGCAGTAATAATGCTCATTAAAAGCATCGGCAAGAAGAAAATCAGCGAGATTGCCCTTGATCTGATCACGACATTGCCGAAGGCAATCATGGACGCGATCGATTATGGCAAGCTCACCAACGTGCAAATGCTCGATGAAGCACTTGACGAACTCGATTTGCGGACTGGCGTCGATGCTGGCGCATTCGATATTATGCATGATCTTCCGGCCGACAAGGAAGAACAACTTTTCGACGCGATGTCGAAATGTATTGAAATCATCGGCAAAAACAAATTGAAAGTGGCCGGCTATTACGTCGGGGAATAAATGCGGGCCCGGCTCGTAGTCTGAACGCCTCTACGAAACCGGACGGTCGCGAGATCGTCCGGATTTTTTTATTTGACAACGTAATGATTACATGATATACTGATTTCGACATTGCATGATCTATATAATGAGCCCGTAGCTCTCCACATACCTTTCATCCATAATGGCCCCGGCGAAAGTCGGGGCTTTAATTTTGCCCCTGCCAGCCCCGTAGCGAGGCGCAAGCCCGACCCCGTAATAAGTCTCAAACCCGGCCCTAAAACCCGAAATTATTAAGATATGCTTTGGTGCTTGTGATTTGAGGGGGATAGCGGAGGTTCGCCGGAGGGGTTAAAGTCATGAAATCCAAAATGTTTCACGTTTCACTATTTAAA